TTAGATTAAAAACTAATCCAAAGAATCCACGTAAAGCAAGAAAGCAAAACATAAAAATGTTAAGAAAAGCACTTAGGCCACCAAGATATAATTTTGGTCTGTTTAGAGTTTACAGATATAATGCTGCTCATGAATGTGCATGTTGTGGAGTAGACATACGCAGATTCATAGAGGGAGATAATGCCTATGCACACATTATTGATGAAGATACAAATTTATCTTTATCAGATATATATTGGTTCGATGAAGATACAGGCAATGCAAAAAAGCCACATGCACGTAGTCATGGAGATATAGGAGATGAACTAAATAGCACATTATGTCCTGCCCATTTACACATATATCATACATTGAAGAAGATTTTAATGGAAGAACAATTAGAAAACGAAGGAATATCAAGGCCAGTAAGTAGAGGAACTAAATTCTTGAGAGTGCCGGGATTAAGTTCTTCTAAATCAAAAAATCGTTCAACTAATGAATCTTTGATAAAATATGAACCTTTTTTTCGGATGATTCAACAAGATGTTCAACACCAAAAAGGCATTACATTACATCAACATCCGAATCCAATAACAGGTGTTGCAGATTTAGTAACTATTACATTTGATTTACGTGCATTGCAAATTCAAGAATCAATAAAACAAAATGCAACAATAGGAATCCCTGCTCAACAAGTAAATGTAGCCCCATCTTCCGTTACTACTCCCCCAATTACAACAACAGGGGCGGGAACAAATTAATGAGGAATAAAAATGGGTTGGTTTAGTAAAAGTAATGAAACTCCTACGCAACAATTTGGCGCACCTACAACATTTGGTACGGCAGGAGGAGCAGGTGCAATGGGTGGATATGGAATGATGAATAATAGTATGGGTGGAACAATGGATCCGATGCAGATGCAAATGATGCAACAAAATCCAATGATGCAAGCAATGGCAAATGACCCTGTTCAAGCAACTGCTAGATTGTTGCAGTATAATGACCCTATTGCATCATTTATACAAACGAATAACATGGCAGTTATGATGAACTTATTTTCTGAAATGATGACCTTATCATTGAAGGACTTTTTTGCAAATGTATCTTTTCTTACTGATGAAAATGGGAAGATAACATTGGATACCAATTCTTTGCCAACAAACCTTGTTTCAATGTCGGCTGAAAACATCAGACTTACATTGCAAAATCTACAAACTTCTTGTATGCAACAAACTCAAATGAATCAGCAACAAATTCAAATGTTATTATCAGCACATAATCCTATGATGCAAAATCAGCCGGGTTTCTTCGGAAGTATGCTTGGAGGATTACTTGGTAATCAAATGCAACAACATGGCGGTATGGGAGCATTAGGGGCGGCGGTGCTTTAAAATGAGAAAAGACCAATATAATGAAGAAGATCAAGGGATTAATCCAATGCAAATGGGAGTAGCAATGTTTAGTCCTAATAAAATATTAGTAGAAAGTGCAACAATGATTTTCATAATAGCCTTTATGCTACTAACAATAACAGTTCTAATTTACAAAGGCCCATCAATGGGGTCAACAGAATCAATGGTAGGTGTTTTGGCTTTATTTGTTACTTTCTTGATTGCAGGTCGCCAATACGCTTCCTTTCGATAACGCCCCTATCAGATATGGGGGCGGAGGATATACCTCTCGATATCAGAACTCTCCACCAAGACAATACAGTCCTCTTGATGTCAATAAAGACGGCAAAGTAGATTTTAAAGATGCTAAACAAGCAATGTCTAATATCAAAAACAAAATGGATGTAGATGGCGATGGAGATGTTGACTTTCAAGATTTTAAGAAAGCAATTACGAGAAAAAAGAAAGTTTGTATAGAATGCAATAAACCACTTACAAAAAAGTCAAAGTATGGCACAGGAGTCTGTGTAGAGTGTTATAGAAACCCTCCTGAACACATGATATGTAAAGCAAAAGTCGCTTCAGGAAATAGATGTAAAAGACGAATTTCATCTGATTCAAAAGAGGGATATTGTGGCATTCACATGAATAAGCATGAAAAGACACAATAATGATGGTATGCAGTTGAGTTAACATGGCAGGTCGGAAGACTCGTAATAATTGCCCTTTCTGTCAGCATCCTAATAGAGATGAATTTGAAAAACAAATTCGTACAGGTTTAATTAAATCTGAAGACTTAGATAAACAACAAAATTGGGCAAGTGGCACATCGCATCGTCATATGAGAAGACATTCTGGTGAATACCATAATAATAGCAATGAAGAATGTCCGATATGCACACATCCAGAAAGATCAGTAATCGAAGCATCATTAATAGATGGATTATCTTCTGTTTCTGATTTTGCATTTGAATTAGGAGTTACGGAAGAAACAATAACTCATCATCTTGAAAAACATACTCGCCCATTAATTAAAGAGGCTGCTACATTAGAAATGATACCTACTGCTCTATCAAGCACAAAAGATTCTTTGCTTAGAATTGAAAAGAATATGAATAGATTAGATTCAATCTTTTCTATGCAGTTAGACCGTATTGAGTCACAATTCATTGATAATCCTGATTTCATATCCTCAAAGGATATAGACTTGGCAGTAAGGTTACACCGTGAAGTAAGAGAAACGCTGAATGATTTAGCCGGATGGATGGATAAAATGGAGACTATTGATACGAATCAAAATGTGAATGTTATTACCGTTATACAAGCACATTTCGCTGAGAAATCTCCTGATGAATGGAGAGTTTTAAGGAATGCATTAGCAGAAGCGGGGGTGCTTGAAGAATGAAATCAATGGCTCAATTGATGTTAAAAGATACTCCTTATGAGGAAATACTACATGGCAATTTCCCAAAGTCTCAAACTAAATTAATTAAATTATTAGATGGTTTAGATTATGTTGTAGAAGAATGGCAAGAAGCCATGATTGAACATAAGATACCAGATATTGAAGTTGTTGCTTCTGATATACTATCAAGTATAATTTCATGTAGATTTGCAATCATTGATTATTGGAGAGGTAGAGAAGAGGGGGAAAGAAATATTGGTTATTTAGAAGCAGTAAAGTCAATTCAAACATTGAAAAATACATTTATCCAATTAGCAAAGCCATATTTACACACACCTTTTATATCTAATTGGTACTTAGACCTGCCCATTAAAGTAGAGGTTTCATTCAAGCATATTCAAAGAAAATTGGTGGAAACAATAGAAGGAGAGGGAAATTAATGGTAAAATTTTCAAGTGAAATTGTGAAAACAAGTTCTACTCCTAATGATATAGGCAATATATACCGACCTCGTACTCAAGAATTTACAGGCGGATATAATGGTCGTGAAATGGGAAATTATGGCGATTTAGATGTTAACCCTAATGAAAGTGCAGAAGGATTATCACATCATCAAAGAGGAACGCCTGAAGATGCTGAAAGTTTGAAACAAAGAGATAAGAAAGAGCGTAGAGATAAGGCTTTGCGAGAATTGTTGCCCGGATTAAAACATATATCCCTATCTCCTGAAGATTTAGAAAGTGGGTTGGCTAATCGTTCACCTAGAATGGAAGATGAAAATAAATTATTAGAAACAGGATTAGGAGTAGATAAAGGAGCAAGTGGCATTGGATTATCTATGGGCGGTAGTCAAGGGCCAGTACGAAGTGATACTGCCAATATTAGATTTGGAGTTCAATCAGCAGGAGCAGTAAGAACAAGTTCTGAAGTTGTTTATTCTGATTTATTAAAGGGCAAAAAAAGATATAAAGGCCGTAAATATGAAGAAGATGAAGAATCTGAAGAAGATGAAAAAAGAGGCCGAAAACAACGCAGAAGAAAACGAAAGAGCGAAGGTGGCAGAAAAGGGAGAAAAACAGGTGGTAAACATGAGGGAGGCAAAGGCCGTGATGTTAAAGGCCGTTCTAAAAGAAGGGCGGGTCAAGCAGCACGACAAATGACTCTTGACAGGCAAGCATTTGCTCCAAATATTCGTAGTCAAGCAGCACGACAGATAGGTGCTTCTTCTGCTATACCTTTGAGATTACGAGATCCTGTTGCATGGGAAAGAAAAAAGGCAAAAGCACGAATGCAACGTATGATGGGTAGTATGCCTAGAGCGCATACTCATCATCAATCAGCAGGTTCAACAGGTTTGTCATCTGCACATCAAAATAAAAACATATTAGGTATTGCACCTAATACATCTACAAGACTTCCTGCTTCTCCAAAAATGGGTACAAGTTTGAGTGTACGAGGCCAAGACCCATTAGGAACATCTGACCCATTAATGATGAGGAAGGCAAGAGGTAAAACACTCTCAAGGTCTGAACTAATCCATCTAAAAGCACAAGTTGAAAGATTGATGCGTAGAATTGAAAAATTAACAAAAGCATCTCCTGTGCTTGATGAGCATTCAAAAAAAGGTGCTTCTGCAAATGAGGCATCTTCTGAACCCACAGGGGCTACTACTGCCGAATCTGCTGCATGGATTTTTGAAGATACAACTGCTCAAAACATGACTAGCAAAAGGTGATTATGTTGTATAGATATGATCCTAATGATTTTCGTATATCAAAATCATACGCAGTTATGGATATTGATGACATGATAAATACGATAAGGCAGATGCCCGATGAGGAGGACACTCCTATGCAAATGTCGAGTCATTTTGCGAATAAAAATCACCCTTTTGATGATTTTGAAGGTACTGCTGCAAATCCATTTGAAGAAGAAGCAGTAGAAATGGCAATTAGGTCTGGTAAAGTAGATAAAGAAACAGGCAGAATAATACATGCAGGGCCAACTTCTCCAAATGATAACAGATATACAGGGGCTAGGGAACAGGCATTAAGAATAGGAAAGGGGTTAATGAATGAAGCCGCAGATAAACAAAATGAGATAAACAAAGAAAGGTTTGTTGGATATATTCCTGTTCCTCGGCCTTGGGATGCAGATGGCAAATTGAATGCTACATATAAAAATGGAGTTAGTGGAACATTAAAAAATTCGGATGAAGGCGGTCAAATAATTAGGGAAGGAGGGAAAGCAAAGTTTCAACCTTGGGCAAGAAATTCAGCAGGTCAGATAATAGGGCTTGTAACAAATATAATGTCTGTTTCTCAAGCAAACCCACATACCGGAACAGGAAAATTCCAAGAGGGATGGGCAAGATGGTATCATGAGGCTGCTAAAAAATTAGGTTATGCAGAAACAAAAAGCACCAAACAGGGTAATGAAGTGATAAGAGCAACTGACTACAAAATACCTGCTCATTATGTTCATAAAAATACATTCAATATTAATGATGAGGTTATGCTAAGAACCGTTATAAATCATGTTAAAAATTTAGAAAGAGGAAATCCAAATATATCTCACGAAGAAATAAAAGCAGATTTATTAAAACAAAAATTTGCTTTTGCCAACACTCATCATGGCTTCCATGATTATGATAGTGTTCATGATAGGATTAATCGTAAAAATCAAAATAATCAAATGAAAAGAGATCAACGTGAACTACCATTTGATGATGATGATGAAGATACTAGAGTAACTACTCCATTAGGTGAAGTAGATGATTCAATATTCCATCCTGAAGCCGTGAATTTAAGCAACCCAAGAAATTTAAAACATCCTTACAAGCCTGAAAATGTTAAAAGAACTAAAACGATAAAGGAATTGGAAAAATATTATGACATGGATGAAGAAACCGCAAGGCAATTATTAAGTGAGGCATATAAGGGAAGACGAGAAAGTAAATATCAAGGTAACAGTATCCCAGAAAGAGTGAAGAATGCATTATATGAATATGAAATGGACAAGCACAATGGTAATCTTCCAAGTGACCATCATTACACAGGCCCAATAATCCCATTGCCGGGTAAAGGTATAACTCCTAAACAAACTCCTACATCTCCGTATAAACCAGATGTTACACCATCTGTAACTGATACAGGAATACCTACTAACTTGCCAAGAGTAAGCGGTGAAGGAGTTAATCTTGATAGAGTTATATCTGGTTCGCCACCTAGTAGAAACGAGCCTACTACTACTTCTTTGCCCAATGTCAATAATCCGCCTATCACTAGAGATCCAAATGTTACTAGATTGGTGTCGGAAGGTATAAACGGTATAAAGACAAATATACCATCGAATGTTCGGAGAAATATTATGGGAGAAGGCGGAGCAACCCCAAGATCTCCTTTGCCTCCTAATTTTGCATCTATGTTGACTGGTAGAGGCAATGTTAATATGAATCCTAATCAAGTTAATGCGCCATATCAATCTCTTACTCAAAGTCCAACAATAAACATAAATGGTAGAAATGTAACATTGAAATCACAAATGGAAGATTATATAGAAGCAGTACAAATGGAGTTAGCAAAATCAGTAATAGATGATTTTCATAGCATAAGGAAAATGGATATGGAATCAACATATGATATCGCAATATTATCAAGTCAGGTTCAAAGGCCATCAAATGATATAATATCAATATACCATACAAGAGGAGATTGGAGAAACATCGCCAAATCATTCGGTATAGAACATAGACAAGTGCAATTAATCAAGGTGGCTTTACATGGATAATGACATTATATTTGCTAAGGCTTGGGATATTAGTAAATTGAATTATGCTGAAGGCCGCAAGTTATCTCAAGAAAGGTTTAATCAACAACAAGGAATGAATGCAAGAAACGCAGATATAGATAGAATAACTGCTAATCAAGGTTCTACTAATCCACTGGCTGATGATTTTAATCCTAATGTCAAACCAAAAGTTGACCAAGCACAGGCATCAAGAGATAGGATGGCAGCATTACGAGCAACAGGAGGAGATAGCACAACAATGCCAGATTCAAATCAAGAACGGCAAGGTGCAGGTATGTCAGGAAGATTAAGAAATGCTGCTGATGCAATTGGAGGTGCAGTAAATACCGCAAGAGAAAAAGCAGCACCATTATTTGATGCCGCAGGAAATGCACTCACTAATACTGCGTCTACGTTGGCAAGTGGTTCTGAATCTTTCAACAATGCAGCAACAAAATTTGCACAGAAAAATTTTCCTAGAGTAGGACAAGGCATCAAAAATACTTTTTCAATGGGCGTAGGAGCAGCACAAGCCGCAAATACTAGATTCAATACTCCTGAAAATCGGCAAACCGCAAAAAATCTAGCAGGAGGAGCAGTAGGTATGGTGGGAAGGGGACTAAAAAATATTGGAAATTTTGCAATGGGCAATAATGTTCCTCAAACAGGTGCAAACATGAGTAATCCAGTAAACATGAGTAATCCGGCAAATACGGGTACTGCCTTAAGTACAACTCCAAATAATCAACCTTCTGCTCAAGATAATCAACCTTCTGCCCAAGGTAATCAAGCAAACACAACAACGGGAGATGGTAATGTTAATATGAATCCTAATCAAGTTAATGCACCGGGTCAATCTCTTACTCAAGCCCCTAATATTAACATATATGGAGGAGGCGGCGGTGCAGGTAATATGGGCGGTGGTGCAGGTGGCGGAAGCGGCGGTTACGGTGGTTCAGCAAGACAAGCCATGATTGATAATGCTCAAGCCAAAGCAAACACAAGAGGGGGAATAGGAACAGGTTTGATGTCAAATTTAGCAACACTTGGTATGTCTGGAGCAGCAAGAGGTTTGTTAAATGCTAGAAAAAGAAATCAAGGAAGACAAGAATTAAGAAATTTAGCCGCAGTTGAAAAACAATTGCAATTATCTTCAATAAGAAGTTCTCTCATAAAAGAGCAATTTATTACTCCCGGTAATATGGATGGTAAGGCAATATTAGGAAAAGTCAATGAAACAACAGAAACAGTCCTCGATGAACAAGGTAATGTTGTATCCCAAACAAAAACAAGCAAGTTAGAAACTCCCTCAGTTAAGGATAAAGACAAACCACAACAAGAACCTCCTATGATGAAAGAAGAAACTTGGAATGTTGTTGAAAACCCATTTGCAAATCCTTTTCATGACCCTAATGCATTTGCCCTCACAAAAAAGAAATCACCATCAATACCTGAATCAGATACATTGATAGATAATTTCCTTAAAGCAGATATACCTCAAAAAAGTGAGGTAAAACTTTCAGGATTTGAAACTAATGAGGGTGATGATCTTTCTTTGTTGCCCGCATCAGCGTTTGCTAATAGCGACACACCTGTTGTTGATAACATGAGTTTATTACCGACAGGATGGAAATAATAATGCCAAAAAATAAAATGATGGAACTTACTTCCCAAGTAGATTGGGAGATGGGTAAACGTGATTTTAAATTCTTTTTTGAGGATATATGTGGGTTTCAATTAGCCCATTTTCACAATGAATGGTATGAAAATGCTGAAAATAATAAAAAAGTATGTGTTATAGCAAGTCGAGATCATGGCAAATCAGTATTCTTTCGTGTTTACTTATTATGGAAAATGGCATATAATCCTAATACTGAAGTTCTTTTCTTTAGCCACAGTCAGCATCAGTCAATAGACCATATGGGTAAAATGAATGAATTAATTGAAACTACTCCTGCTTTGCAACATCTAAAACCCGCAAGAGGTTGGGCAAAGCAATTATTTCGTATGACTAACAAATCATCTATTCGTGCTATGTCTATTGGTAAAGCGGTGAGAGGGGCGCATCCTGATATAGTAGTATTAGATGATATTCTATCTAGTGAAGCAGATACGCAATTAAAAGCCATATCTACATGGTTTTATACTGCATTATTGCCTGTTCTTCACCATACGGCTCAAATGTGTGTAGTAGGAACTCCATTCTCTTTTACTGATTTATATTCTGAATTAAAAGGATTAGATGGTTATTGTGTTAGAGAATATCCTGCAATCAATGAAGCAACAGGCGAACCTCTATGGCCGGAAAGATGGGATTTAGATGCTCTTAACTCAAGAAGAGGAGAAATGACTTCGATAGCATTTACTAGAGAATATCTATGTAAACCAATAGCAAGCGATTCAAGTCTGTTTCCAGAAGAGATGCTTGAAAGAGTAAAAGATGATAGTTTGGCCTTGACATACTATCCCGAACCGGATGCTGAATTAAATTATTACATAGGATGGGATCCTGCTATTTCTGCCGATAGGCGAGCAGACTATACTTGTATGATGGTAATAGGCATGGATGAGAATAGGCACAAGAGAGTGGTTCATGTTCATCATGAGAAAAACATGGATTTTGGGCAACAAATAGACAAGATAGTAGAATTAAATGCTAGATTCAATCCAGTGATTATAGAATTAGAAACCAACAATTTCGCTATGGCTTTTAATCAAGTCCTAAAAGAAATAGGAGATTTGCCTGTAAAACCATTCAATATGAGTAGGATGAAAAAAGAAGCATTAATTCATACTTTACAACTACATTTTGAAAGGCAACATCTTATGATACCGTACAAAGATGAAGGTGCTACAAAGAGACATATGAATACTCTTTTGAATGAATTATCTATGTTTACTATGCTTGATAATGGTAAGATGGAGAGTCTTGGTTCACATGACGACATGGTGATAGCCCTAGCATTATCGGTACAAGCGACTAAAGAATATAGGGAAAATATAATTATCCTAGATGCTCAGACATGGCAGAAGAGGTTGGGGTGGATAGATGGATAAGACATACATTGAACCAAAAGTAGGAGTAGAATCATTGAGCGATTCGTTGCAAAAAAATAGAGCAGTATTAGGAGGAGTATTAGCCGCAGGTAAGGTTCTTGCCCCATATGCTCTTGACGCTGCTAAAAATCATTTTGAAAATAAAAAGAAAGAAGCAGAAGATGCAGAAAATAAAATGAAAGAAGAAGAAGCAAAACTTGCAGAAGAGGAAGCAAAACAAACACAGACTCCTGAAGCACATGATATAAGACAAGACGCTTCAATAGAGTCAACTAAATCAGGATATAGTGGTTCTGAACTACCTGATAATGCTCCTTTACCTCCAACTGATAGTATAACTAATTCAATTGATAGGATGTGGTTTGTAGATAATTTTGGTATGACAGGTAGAGAATTAACTGAAATACTCATAAAAGCATCCGATTTAAAAACTTTAGATGCTATACATCCATTACTTAAATTAGAAAAGCAAGCAATATTAAGTCATTTTAAAGGAGTAGATTCTGATTTAGTAGATGTTTTACCGATTACAGACTTAGATTATGATTCATTAAATAAAAATTCTAAAAGATTAGATTTACCATTTAGAAGATTTGTAAAGACATGGACATCTTCTGATGAAGAAGGGAAAGAAAAAGCAGAATTATTGTGGCGTAACACTCTTGATAAATCAGAAAGATTATCCAATCGTGAAAAGAATATACTGATTAAATGTAGAGATGTATTGATTGAAAGAGGGGCATTAAACGCTCAAACTCTAAAAACATATGACATACAAGCAAGTACGGCAGAAATTTCTTCTTTGATAAAATCACATGGATTTTTATACGATATTATGGCAGTAGGGCAATTTACAAAATCATATGGAAGAGGATTGTTTTATGATGTAAAAAGAAATAATGTTTTGTTAAAAAATGTAGATAGTTTCTTAGCCGGACTGATTGATAATCATAGTGTATTCTCTATTGATGCGAGATATAATCCTCGTATCGAATTAAGTTTTTATGCACCTACTGCAACTTCGTATGCAAACGCTTTGAAAAAGGAAATGAATGTTGAGAATATATATGCTAAAGGCATAGGATTAGAGATACAAGGAGAAGATGCAGTTATGAAAACATTGGAAATGGCATCCCCACTTATATCCAAAAAATCTTCCGAAGCGTTCAAAATGATGAAAGCCCTGCGGGGAGACAAGAATGCTTTAATTGTGATGGCATATGAAGGAATGGATGAAAAGAATCAAATGGCTTTATTAAAAAAGCACGATTTAACTGATGAAGAATTTATTGAAATAAAAAGGGAAGTATTAGTAAATGGTTGATGCAAAAAGAATGGAGAAGATATTTTCTTCAATAGGCGTAGATATGGAAAGACATACTACTCCTGTTCCATCCATGCCTTTGTTTACTCAGGGTGTTCAAGAACCCGCTTTACTTCAAGGAATTACAATTCCTGCATTATACGCTGCTGCATATGAATGTATGGTTCTACGTTCAATATTACAACACCTTTCCGTTGAAACATTTAGAAAAGGATGGGATTGGAAAGCAAATTTTGTAGTTAAATGTACTTCTTGCGATACAGAATATCAACAACAAGTAGATACGTGTGCTGCTTGTGGTGGAGAAGTAAGAAAAGCAGATAGAGGGCAAATAGATTATGCAGATACAATTCTTTCTGGCTCAAACCGCATGACTCAAAATTTCATAGATATTCTACGGGAAGTTGAAATGGATTTGAATATAGTAGATGATGCTTATATAATACTGACAAAAGAATACTTTGTTGATCCTGCAACAAAAAAACCTGCTTTCTTTAGGATAAAAGAAGTATCAAGAGCAGACCCTATATTTATGCGTATATTATCTGATAAGAGAGGAATAAGAGGGGGAACGCAATATACAAGCCTTATAGACCGTTCATTTAGGACAAGTGACCCTAAGCAATTATGTCCCATATCAGGTATGCCTGTTGTTCCTATCCATTACATGAATCTTGCAGGAGTGGGCAATGGTCAAGTATATACTGAAGGAGAAGTTATACACATTAGCAAGTGGTCGCCATCTAAACTATATGGTAGAAGTCCAGTTGCTACAATGTGGAGACAGGTTAATACATTAATTGCAATGGATAACTATGTTTATTCTGCATACCAAAAGAGAAGAATGCCAAGAGGCATTATGGTAATTAAATCATCAAATATGGAGACTGTTGAGAAAACTGCTAGGAATATCCAAGAGCATCTTGAACGTGATCCCAATTATATTCCAACCATAGGTGTTGAAACAGAATCAGGAAGAGGCGGAATAGAATATGTTCGTATGATGGATACATTAGAAGAGTTGCAATATATTCCAATTAAAGATGATATAAGGCAAAGAATATCTGCATATTATGGTGTATCTAATGTATTCATGAATGATGTATCAGGAGGGGGATTGAATAATGAAGGAATGCAGATTGTAGTAAGTAACCGTTCAATATCATATGCTCAATCAATATACAATAGAGTGGTATTCCCTGCACTAATGGAAGCCTTTGACATTACAGAATGGACATTAACATTGACACCACATGAAGAAGAAGATGAAATTATGCAACTACGAAGGGACGAAATGTCTATCCGCAACATGATGCAGATGAAGCAATCTGGATATCAAGCAAAACTCCGTGACCAAATAGATGATAAATTCTTAAACTTTGATTACAAAGAACCTAGTGAAGAAGAATTGGCTGCTAAGGCACAAGAAGCACAAGCCGCACAAGCACAACAACAAGGCGGTGGTTCGCCTTCACAAGGCGGTGCGCCTCAATGAATAATATGATATTTGAAAGGGCTTGGAGTATTACAAAAGGCAATGTTTTACCAGATGACAATGAAAAATCTATGGAATTAAGAGGCGAGCCTCTTCCTGAAGGTCGCAATTTATGTGATGGTTTGTCAATAGCAGATACGGGAGATAATAATTGTCAAGGAGATGGGCTTTTGGATGAAGATGGAGGAGGCTATGAATGTAGTAGTTGTGGAAATCTTCATTGTGCCGAATGCCACCATTATTATTCACTTGAGGAAGAACAAGAAGATTTTGGACATAGAATAGATTTTGGAAATTCAGGTTTAGAATTTTCATTAGGTACTAATGTAGATTCAGCGTTAAATCATGCGGGTCTTGGTGAT